TGCCACGGCCGATGTTGAACTCGGACCGCATGAGCACTTCGTAAATTTGATTCCAAGTGAAGCCGTTGGCTCGCGCCACCTGCTTGATGTGTTCGGAGGTGTGAATTGTGCCGGCGCTCGAGCCCTTGAGCTGAGCCAGCGTTTGATTGATTTTAGCTTGTTCGATCATGATATAATTCTATCAAGTATTGTCGGTTTGTAAATAAAAAAGTGATGGAGTATTTGATTGCAAATCAGCTACTTGCACAAGCTTAGGCAATTTGAGCCGCGAACTTGTTGAGGAGAATGCGAGAATTGCGCTTGTCGGAATTGAATTTCGTGAAGGCTCGTGACATTTTGGACGTCGTCATCTTGGCATCAGAATCGGATTCCGGATCGAATGATTCATCGTCCGTGATGACGAGGTCGCTCGGAGTGCCGAGGACGTAGTAGGCATCGAAGCCAAAGCCACCACGAATCTCGACGAAATGTTGCTTGCGATAGGCTTTCTTGAGATTCTCCAGAAGTTCCTGTGTCTCGGAGCTCGAGTTGCGTTTGAGACCACTCAAAGCACCATTCACTTTCTTCATGGCCAGTTTCTCACTTCCAGGAACGAAGAAGCAAGTGACCGTGCAGTTGCAGGTCTCACGAAGAGATTCGATGAGCTTATCGTAGTTGCCGGAAAAGCCATAAGTCAGATCGATTCGACGGCCATTGATGATTCCGGTATATTTGCTATTGATGGACGGCTTCTGACCAAGCTTTTCGGCAACATCGGAGTTGTAAACGTAATTGAGGCCACTGCCGTCACCGTCCGTAAGAAAGAGCACACTGACCTTCTGAACCGGATTGACCTGACGAAACTGACGAACCAGAACGTGAGCCGCAACGATCGCCTCGAGGAGAGGAGTGCCATTAAGCTCTTCAAGCTTACTCGTAACCGGACAATTGTAGTTGCTCAATGGATTGTATACAATCGCGTCGACGCGGTAGCCTTTACGCCAGGCCACATGTGTCAGAGTCTCGGAGACGGCCAATTCGAACTCGGCCTTGCTCATCTTGCTCGAGAAGATCTCGATCATTTGAAGGTCTTCGATTCGAATCTCATCGTGAGCCTGAGCGGCGAGAATGGCCGGCTTGGGGACAGTTGGATTCGTGAAGCCAAGGACTCGAAAGGGAATGTTTAGAGAGCGGCAGAACATCACCAGATTGACCGTGTGTTCGAGGACCGTGCCGAGCACAGTATTCATTGAAGATGAGTAGTCGACAAAGAACACCATGCCATGATTCTTGGCATCGGCCAAGCGTGTCGCGGACTTGAATATATCGTCCGCATACTTGTAGCTGTGCAAACGATTGACATTGATGATGCCGGTCGAGGACACCGTAGCACGAGAATATTGATAAGCCGCCTTGCGCATGTTGAACTCGGTGGCCAGAGTGGCCACGTACTTCTTGGCCTTGGCACGGAGTTTAGTCACCTCGGTCTGCACACCAGCATCGGCCATGTAGCACGCATAGCCCGGGCACTTGGCACGTTCGGCCATCACTTCGGAGAATGGAATGATCAGGCTCTCGATCGTCTTTGTCGAAGGCATCGAGAAGTGACGATTGCCGTCGTTAACCGCCATGTCTTTGACGGCCTGCTGAAGCGCTTGCTCGGTCTGAGAAGTGAGCTCGGAGATGAGATCACTATAGTCCTGCTGATCGTCACTTTGACTGGACGTTGAATTGTTGCCGTCGACTTCTTCGGATTGATCGCTTTCGGTCTGAGCGGATGAGGTGGTGCGTTTTGCCTCGGCTTCGTCACCAGAATCGGCTTCGTCGGCCTTGTCGTCGGATGAATCGGCTTCGTCACCAGAATCGGCTTCGTCACCAGAATCGGCTTCGGAAGGCTGATCGGCCGTAGGATGCTGAGGAGCATCGGCATCCGGCTTACTGGAAGGTGTCGGCTGCTTGGATTGTTGAGATTGCTTGCCGACGAGTTCGGCCAGTTCCTTGCAGACGGACAGGACGTCGTCAAAAGTCTGAGCGGCCATTGCCTTGTCGTAAATCACCAACTCCGAAGCCGTCAGAGGAACCTGAACGGCGCCGCGAGTCTTGGCATGGATGTTGAGGCGATCGGCCACGTTGAGGGACGCCAGATCTTTGCCTTTGATGCCAAAGAAGTCATCGGCCACGAACTGAGCGTATGCGGCACGAAAGGTGGAAGACAAGCCAGGATATGTGTCTTGAATCATTCGCTCGATGCGAATGTCCTCGACGATGTTGCAGATCGAGAACGGAACGCCGGGAAGGGCATCATGAAAGCGAGTGTGACCATTGGCCGGCGTATAGAGAGCATGGCCGACTTCGTGGCCACAAAGCAAATCATATACGTTCTTGCCTTTATTCTGCCAGAGGGGAAGGCCAAGCACACGATGCTTGACATCGAAATATGCCGTCGTGTAGTTGCCGTGCTGAATCCGGACGTTTTCCTTGGCCAGCAGCTTGGCGAGCATGCCTTGCTGTTCCAGATTTACGGCTTGATGTTGTTCGATCATGTATACATTCTACAGCAGAATGCCGGAATGTAAACAAAAAAGTGCTAAAATATCTCGTTGCAAATCAGCTACTTGCACACGGACCGTCACTTGAGCTGAGAAAACAGCCCATTCTTCTCAAATTCGAGCTTTCCAACCATTCGATCGGCCATCGCATCCGGTTTATGAGTGATGACGAAAACGTTGGTGGCCGTCATCGTATTCAGGATCTTCAGAAGGCAATCCACACCATCGGAGTCCAGAGATGAATCGAAAGTCTCATCGAGGATCAGCAGATTGGTCGAATTGTGATTCTTGAGCTTGGCGATCTGACGCCACGTGAAAAGAATCGCCAAATTGATTCGGGACTTTTCTCCTTCCGAGAATGAAGCATACGAGAAGTCGTCTCGATGCCGAGAGCGAATCGTTTCCTCAAACGATTCGTTGAGAGTGAACGAAACAAAGAAGTCGAGGATCTGCAGGTACTGATTGATGCACTTGTTCATCAGAGGCACGTATTGCTTAATGACTTTGGTCTTGATTCCGGTGTCACGGAGCATCTCCTGCGCAACGTCTTGATACGTCCTCTCTTCATTCAGATCTCCCTTTCGAACGATCAGAGCTTCCCGTTCCGAGCGAGAAGCCTCAAGCTCCTGAACGATCGGCGTCGTATCGGCCTTAATTGCCGATGATTTGATTTTGTTTCGAAGATCCTCGAGACGGCATTCGAGTCCGCGAAGTGAAGCCAGTGTCGTCATCGAGGCGATGTGAACCTTTTTGAGACGCGACCATTCTTCCTGAGTGGTCGTCAGAATCAGATGATGATTCTCACGATGCTCGTCAAGGTGCTTCAGGCCATCGATCAGTTCCTGCAGTTTCTTCTTTCCAGCCTGAAGCTTCTCTTGACGAAACTCCTCGGCGATGTACTGATCACAGGTCTGGCAGTGACGATTCTTCTCGTAGTAGTCGACTTCCTTTTGCTGACGATCTCGATTGTTGAAGATCTGAGAGCGAAAGCCGTCAAAGCGGCTCATCTTGATTCGAGCATTCTCGAGTTCTTCGTCGACTCGCTTCTGATTAGCCTCATATTCATCATCGAGTTTTTTTAGTTCGGCCTTCTTCTCATTGATCTGAGATTCCAGTGTCTGGCATTCGGATGCAAGCTCGAGCTTACTCTGAGCGTTCAGATCGTGGAGTTCATGAAGGTGCTTCTCCTGAAGCTTGATTCGATCATTGATCATCGTGATCTTCTCGGTCACGTCACGAATCTCTTCCTTCAATTTGGCCATTCGTTCCTTCAGGCCGTCGTTCATCTGCGAGAAGATCGCAATGTCCAAAAGATCCTCGATCATATCTCGACGATCCCAGATCGGCATCTGCATGAACGGAACAAAGTTGCCAGCACCAAGGACAACGATCTGATCAAATGAACGTTTGTTCATCTTCAGAATGTTGTTCTCGAGAAGTTTCTGATAGTCGCGAGAGTGTGACTCCTGATTCAACATCTGACCATTCTTCCAGATCTCGAAGATCGAGGGCTTGTATCCACGAATGACACGATAGGTATCGGATCCGATCGAAAACTCAATCTGAACCTCGCAGTTCTTTCCATTCACGGAGTTGATCAGCTGTGGATTCTTGATGTCGCGATGTGGCTTGCCAAACAGAGCGAAAGACAAAGCATCGATCATCGTCGACTTTCCAGCACCGTTGGTTCCCACGACCAGAGTCGTTGAATGTCGATTCAGCTGAATTCGAACCGCATTGTCTCCAGACGAAAGGAAGTTCTTGTACTGTAGTGATTGAAACGTGATGGCCATGATCTATTGAGTTTCTCCGGACTGTGCCTCAACGTAGAGCTCGCGAATCATGGACTTCAGGCGTTCCTTGTCCAGATCGGTCTCCACGGAATCTATGTAGGTGTTCAGGAGCTTGGATGTATCCTCCAAGTCAATCGCATCATCTTCGACCTGAGTTCCAGCAAACTCATCGAAGGATTCAACGATCTTGGGTTGCTCCAGTGGTCCCATGTCCTGAATTTGCTGAATGAACTTCTCGAACTGTTTGATGTTGGATCGCTTGACGACCACGACCTTGACGAACTTGTCACGAACCATTTCCGTGTCCAGTGTTTCATTTGGATCAGACTTCGAGTCATCATAGATCAATCGACTGTACAAAGTCAGAGGATTTCTGATCTGTGAAAGCTCGCGAGTGGCCGTGTCGAGGACATGAAAATACTTAGGATCATTGCAGTCGGCCCAGGTTTGTTCCACCTGTGTACCCAAGTAGTAGATGTTGCCACGAGTCGACTTGGTGTGATAGTGACCAGAGAGGACCATCTCAAATCGCTTAAAAAGATCCGGATTCATGCCATGTGAGGCACCAGATTGACCTTTGGCCATCTCGAATCCAGCAAGCTCCAGATGTGACATTAGAATCGGAGCCGTGCACTTGGAAAGGAATTCGAGAAACTCATCACAATTGGATTCGGAGATCCATGGAAGGAAAGCAATGGGAAGGCCGTCAAATTCTTGAATTGTCGGCTTCTCGATGATCTTCACGTTCTCGATGTAATAGCCAAACATCTCACGAAGGGAGGATACGGCATTCGAGTTCTTGTAGTAAACATCATGATTGCCTGGAATGATCGTCATCGTCATTCCTCGCTCGGTCAATGGTTCAAGAAAACTCTTACGTGCATTATGCAAAGCCCGTATATTGATGCCACGGCGATTGTCGAAGTAGTCACCCAGATGAATCACGTGCTTGATTCCATGCCGATCACAGAATGGAAAGAATACTTTCGAAAAGAATTGATTCAGATGATCCATGTACGGCTCTGAGCCGTTACGCAGATCGACGTGAGTGTCATTGATGATGGCGATTCGCATGATCTCAAACTTAATGTTTTGCAAGAAACATTTCGAGGGAGGACTTATCTTTCACGGCTTTCTTCTTGGCATTCTTCACCTTCTTGCTAAAGTCCTTGATTGCCTTGTCACGAACATGTATCTGTTCGGCTCTATTGCGAATCCTTTCCACGATGCCTTCGCCGACCGCAGGACTTCCAGAGTCTCCATCACCCCAGTCGGCAAAGTTCTCGATTCCTGCATGTTCCATGTAGAGAGCCTTGATGTCCTGAACTCGCTTCTCCTTCTGAATGCGACGAATGAAAGCAAAGTAGCAGATCTGTGTGAAGTAGGCAAAAGCGTTGGGTAAGCCGGTACGAGTTCCGATGCTGACATCGAAGTTGTTGATCGCACGAATACAGTTCTCGACCGCGTCCATGACCATGTCTTCACGGTACGTGTATCGAATGAAATTGGGTTTATGTGAGAGCCCCTCGGAGATCTTCAGTAAGCACGATCCGATGTATTCCGTGATCGTAGGTTCTGGCTTACCGGCCTTCTTGGCTTTTGTGACCGACACGACGTAATCGACCACGGCCTTGGAAAACTCCGCGTTGTTGACGTAATGTGGTTTCTCTGAAGGCTTAAGCTTTCGAGGTGCGATATCGTTCATGTGAGATAATGTATCATACCACTTTCATAAGTACACAAAACTTTTACAATCAGCCATTGTAACTTAGAGTGACTCCGTCGTAACTATGTTGTGTACACACCAGTGTGGTACATGTACAATTGATCCAGACCTCAGCAGCAGTCAGGGAATAGTCAAGGCAAGCTGGAACAGACTAAGGCTTCAGTTGAGATCAAATCTCTTCTGCTTGTTTAACTGATGCTTGAGCGAGGGACTGAGCGAAGGCATCTGTTGATTATTCGTGGAAGAGGAATCCTTGATGGCCTCCTGAAGCTCAGAGGGACTCAGATACTTCTGCAGATGAGTAAGAAGAAAGTACCGTGAGTAAGCGAACTTCTGATCAAATGTAGAATCAGACTCCGCGATGATGGAATCCAGATTGACCTTAATCTGAGTTTGACTTCCAGGAATCCAGGGAACATACACGGTCTTCAGGCTCGATTCTACGACCATCTGACAGATCTGCAATGGTCTATGGAGTATCACGTACGACTCAACCGAGTCTCGATGATTCTCCTCGGCCAGAATGACGGATCCATCGATCATGCGATAGACCTGAACGTTCAGGGAATCGATGTACTGCTTAAGGTCCGCGGTCATGAAAGTATTTATGAGATCGGCACTTCATGCACCTCAAAGTCAAATTTCTCTTTCGTATAGATCTTGGCGCGCTCGATGCCGTGAGTCAGCGTGTAGTTCTTCTGGCCCTTTCTCGAGAGATCGTCGGCGATGTCGTATACGGTCGTTGAACGTTCATCCTTGGTCTTTCTGAGACCACGACCGATCGACTGAAGGACTCGCACCTGTGACTTGGTCGGAGAAGCAAAGACGATGTTGTGCAAATTCTTGATGTTGATTCCGGTCGAGAATGTACCAAACGAGGCGATGATGACGGAGCCTTCCTCCTTCTCCACCAGGCCGCGGATCCGTTCACGCTCGTCGGCATCTACC